TGTTGATTTTAACAACGAAGATGATGCTATTGATACAAAAGAAAAAATAGCAAATAAAATACTACAACAGATTGAAAACAATGATTACACGCCGAAAAATGTAATCAATCTTATGTTTGCTCACAAACAGTTTGCTCCTAATCAAACCATGCCTATTGTATTAAATAAATTACAAAGCACTTTGCCAGAGGACGAATTTGTTGACGTTAAAGATATTTTGAAAGACGGAATTATTAGCAAAGCATTTAGTGTGAGTAAACAACAAAGCAACATTGCAGAAAATTTTTCTAATGTGATGAACGGGCAAAAAGAAATTGTGGATGCTTTGTTTTCACCGATAGAGGTCGCAAGACTAAAAGGTTTTAAAAAAAATGTTTTGCCAGGTTTAAATAAAGAAATCAAGGATAATCCAGAAAATATTAACAATATTATGATTTCAGCTTTGGCCAAAAAAGACTTATTAAATTTTGCAAAACCTATAGCGGATGATAGTTCGTTAGACATAGCAAGACAAACTCTACAACGTTTTCAAGAACCGCTTGTAACGAAAGATCCAAGCCTAAAAATAGACGTTGACGAAGGCTTACAACTAGAGGCCATGCCTATGGCAATGCCAGCTGAAAACGTAGATCCAGTAGAGTTACAAAACTTACAAACGTCTATCAATAACTTTGCTATGCCTACAATAGAGCAACCCGCTTTTGAGCAACCAAGATCAGAATTATCTTTGCCAGAAATGATCTCCCCCACAATATTACCCGACGAGTTAGATCGTGAGATCGCTATGCGGAAAAGTGGTATTGCAGGTTTGGGATAAAAAGAGCGTTCTGTCGCAAACTACGCTCTAAAGTTCTGGAGATTAGGCTTGAAAAATTTATAAAAACTGCCTAGCCGCGACTAATCTTGTGACTCTGTTGCCTGGATCATGGCCCCAACTACTTCATAGTCTAACTCATAACCCATATGAGATTGTCCATTTGTTTTAATTTCAAGGTTTCTTGATATTAACCTTAATAATGCCGCTTGTTGATGCAATGTCAACCGACTAAATAATTCTATGACCTCTGGTGCCTCAAGCACTGGCTTATAAGATTGTGGCGTAGTTTTTTTAGCCATGATGTTTTTAAACATAAAAGTTTAAACAATGCCTCTATGTTCTTCTTCCCAATGAGCCTCAAGTCTTTTAAGTCTTGTATACTCATTTTCGATCAGAACTTTAAGCTGGTCAATTTTAGATCTTCTTTCCATGTTGCAAATTTCTTGCAAAAGATCGTATGTTGACACATCAACTGCTAAACTTTTCCTGGTTTTATTATTTTTAATATCTTGTTCCATGGGGGGATTGTATACGCTTTTGCACAAATATACAATTAAATATTAAAAAATGTATGATAAAATAATTTACCATGTATCAGCTAAAAAACTACCTTCTCAGCATGCAATCTCACTGGATGATAAACCAGGCAACTTATGATGCGGTGCAAGAAACAATACCTATCGTGGCCAAGTATCATGCCGAAGGTGGAACCGAGAAAATGGCAAAGACACCAGTGCATGCTATGGCCAAGAAAATATATCCAGAGGTTTATAAGGTCCCATTGTTTCGCAGACAGTTCTGCAAACTGCTAGTCAAAGAGATTGACAGCATGCAAAAAGAAATAGGTTTCGAGGGTAATACCGACGAAGATGAATTACGGCAGATACCAGAAATAGTATTACGAGAACAGTGTCCAGAGCTTTATAGAAATATGTGGTTCGTGGCTCAGACCGTATTGAATCCAATCTTTATGGCGATCTGGCAAAGGAGCTGTGGAGATCCAGCAAGCATACAAATCGCTAACTACAACCTAAAAGATAAAAAGCAGGGAGCCTGGCACCACGACGAAAGCGCAGATATAAGTGTTGTGGTTCCGTTGAATACAGGAGATTACGAGGGTGGTGGAACCGAGTTCCACAATCACGGGGCCATCAAACCTTTACCAACGGGCCACGCTTTAATCTTCCCTAGCTTTACTCATTTACACAAAGGCTTGCCAGTAGGATCTGGCGATAGATACTTATTAGTCTTTTGGTTATGCAACAAAGATCGCATTTTTAACCTCTATCAAGACCTTTTTTAAAATCTAATAAATATACAAATTTGCACAAATGTATACATTATTTTATAATGGGCTTGGGTCGAGGTTTTATAAAAATATGAAATCGCCCAATTTTCATGGAGAAATATATGGAAAACGTAAAATTAACCACACAGTCTAGTGGTATGTCTAAACTAAGATATGACAAACAGGCTTACGAGCTTGATTTAGCTAGATGGTTAATGTCATACAGTCTTATGACTGAAAAAGAAATGGCAGAAAAGACAGAGGAACACAGAATCATTTGGAATGACGAAGTTGCCTTTGTTTTCAAAAAGGGTTTGATTCCTGCTAAATCTGAATTGTACATAGCGTAATAAATATGAATAAAAAATATTACGAAATACAAATTAACCAATGTACACCTTTTGAGGATTTAGATATGGCAGGTGATTGTGACCATCTTACATTATCAGAAATCAAATCCATTCCATTTAGTGAATATATGAAGGATTATCTTGAAGATGATGAATGGTGGGTATTGTTAGAGATTAGTGTATGGGAAGAGATATATGATGATTGGGATAGAGAATATCTTGGTTGTTTTTATCTTGATCCAAGATTCAAACAGCATAATGTTCTTGAAGGTGATCGTAAACACATGGATACAGAATACCTAAGGGAAGTACCCAAGTATGTTGCTAAAGCATTACAAAAATGGATGGAAACCTAATAAGACATGGGGGTTATCCCAAACCCCTCTAGGAATATCTTCCGTTTTCAATATAGATCTCCAAGTTCCACAACCTGTGGGCCATCTAAATTAAACGGCGTAAACTTACCAGACTTCTCACACTCTAATATCATGGCAAGGGCCTGTTCGTTCTTGGCTCTTGCATATCCGATGGCCTCGGTGGACATGGAGTAAACCGCATAAGGGTATGGGTCTGTCTTGGCTTGGGCCAAGAAGTTAAACTTATCGGCTGGTAAGTCTAAGGCTTTACAGGCATCTAAATATAAAGCGGCTTGCATGTGGTATTTAAAGTTATTAATCGCTTGTTTAAAACCTCTAGGTGATGCGTCACGGCATGTTTTGAGGTCCCAAACATCTTTACCGTCATACCAATCCATTCTGCATTTAAACTGTTGACCGTGCCACATAAACACTAAAGATGTTTCTACTTTATGTTCAGGTTTAGGAATGTAATCTTGAACGATACGTCTGCGCTCCATGCAAAGGTCGTAAAGGTCCTGGCTAATTATTGTGCGGTTGCCAACGGTACTTTGAAAGTCCTCCCACAATTCTTTACCTGTTTTTGTTCTGCGGTCAATGTTCGGTTGAATAACAAACTCATCGTCAAACTTATGATGTTCTAAAAACACTGTATGTTGCACTCGACCTTCCAGCAACGCTGGAGTCTGTTGCATTGGCTTTGCATTTTTCCAGCTGTAGGGACATTTGATGGCCGAGGTTAGATCGTGAGATCTATAAGCTGGTATGCTTGCATACTCTTCATAAGTTAAATCGTCATATATTCCTACTTCAAATTCCATTCTGAGCCTCCTGTATTTGTTCGGGTGTTAAGTTAAAACAATTAAGATTACCAGCAACGGTGCGTCGTTCTCCTGGTCCGAAGAAAGGATAAACACAATGTTGCATCCAAGACGGAAACATAAGAAGTTTGCCGACCTCGGGTTTTATGTATCTTGATTGCGATGGCCGTAAACGTTCTGGGTCTCCAATTTGGTTTAAGCCATAAGTGAAATTAATATAGCCATCAATAGCACCAGAGCTGTTATATAAATCATAATGTAATTTTTCTTCCTCTCCTGGTTTGCTAATTTGTTCGGGTATCTTGGTCCAACAAGTAAATGATATACCCATAGGCGATTTGGTTAAATGATCGTGTATTGGATTGTAGTCACCTTCATAACTATGCACTGACCACAACTGATCCATTTCGATTCTTTTTGGATGAATCTGTGATTTAGTAAATTCAACGAAGTGTCTAAGATAACTAACACCTAGATTTTCAACCACGGTTCTAAATTCGAGTATTTCTGGTAACGTGAAATCTATTGTTAATTGTTCACCATTATGTATCTGGCCAATCAATTTGTCGCCAGCAGATTTTTTGTTTTTATCTTCTCTTAATTTGTCCAGGTGATTGTTCAGATCATCAACCATTTTGTCTGACATATTGTGTTCGACCATAAGTGCCGCTGGCAGAGAAAAAACGTTGTAATGAATGTCGCTCAAAACTCTATTGGTTTACTTTCGGCGTCGGCCTCAACCTGTTCGATGGTCCATAGATCATCTTCAAAACTTTTATTATATTCATTGACTAATCTATTCATAAACCACTGTGCTTTACCTAAACACAATGCAGGGTCGTCCTTTTTGTCATACCTCCATAAGTATTTCATTACCGATGCTTTGAGATAGCCGTGAAAGGCCTCGGTATTTAATGAGGACTTGATTGCCTCAATACATTCAACATCGCCTTCTTTGTAGTGGTTTGGATTTATTGGGTCGTTTGTTTGCATTTAAACTCCTGGTAAGGCGAGAGCGGCCAGCTTTTAAGGGAGCAAGTATTCACCAGAGAATATTAGGCCGCTCTCTAAAAAAAATTAAAACGGAATGTTTGGTTCCTCTTTATCGTCTGGTTTTGCTAGGTCTGCAAGTCCAGGTTCCGCTGTTTTGGGTTGTACCTTTTGGCCATCTTCGACTGCCGCTTTGTACTCAAAACTATTTTCAATTTCCATTTGCAAGTAAGTCGGTAACTGGTCAAAGACATCAACCATGGCTTTTGTCTTATCGCTCATGTTACCGTTGAACTCGTCACAATAGACTTCCATATCAAAAGCAGATATAGGATTTACGGTTGGTACCTTTTGCACACCGCCTTCGGGACGTGATAGTTTAAGTATCTTTGGATTGCCTCCTGGGCCAAATTCACTTGGCGCGGTTTGGCCAATCTCAATTCTAGCAGTCATACCAATTAGCTTACCGACGTCAAAACCTTCTAACTCTTCGTCGGTGAAAGTTTTGTCTCTCCAGTTTTCTAAGTCTTTTCTTAGTGTTGCGGCCTCAAACAATGATGCGGTATAAGTTTTACCCACACCAAAAGGTCTGCCGTCTTGCATGATGATCTCGTTGGTATTTGGATCGACCGCCTTGGTTATTTCAAAGTCCAGGCGTATTCTTTTTTTCTTACTGGTCTGGCCTTTGTATTCTTGTTCACTGGTTCCAAGGTCTACGATTCTGAAACAAGTCCCCTCATATTTACCTGGTTGTAGTTTAGGATAATCCTCTCCACCTCCAGATGCGTTTACAGTTAAGCTCATAATTTTCTCCTTTATGTGTTTGCTTATTTAGATATTATCTTGTAAGATTTTATACACTTTAATAAATAAAGCAAGACCAATAGGAAAATATTTGTGACACTCAAGATAACCCGACCCAGCAAACCAAAGAATTTTAGCACACCATTTACTACCGATTACCTACACCAGTTCAGTCAATTCCTGGCTGAACATGGTTTAGAACCAGACCCTAAGAAGGGTTTGATTGCCGACGGGTCTATTGGTCGGGCATATATAAATGTCGGCGGTCAACGAAAGTTAGTAGGTTGGTATCAACTGTGGACGGATCAATCTGTGCCGTTTGGCCGATTGGGTGACTATCGCGTTTCAGCTGACCAACCTACTGCTATCTGGAAACCCGAAAACTCACAACGCAGAAGAATAACCAAGAAACAAAAAGAGGAGATTGCCGAGCTCCAGAAACAAGCAGAAGTCAAACAGGCTGAGAAGTATTCACGCTCTGCCAAACGCGCTCAGAGCCTCTGGGAGAAAGCCACACCGTGTGAGAAACACCCTTACTTAGAGAACAAGAAGGTCCTCTCCTATGGCCTTAGAATGGACGAGCACAATAACCTAATGATTCCGCTGTACGACAAGCAAATGACGATTGTGGGAATCCAGTACATTGATGAACACGGTGGCAAACGTTTTCTTACTGGTTCTAAAAAAAGCGGTAGCTTTTTTATTCTTGGATCGGAGATCCTTAAAAGCTCAGACATACTTAACTACGCCGAGGGATATGCCACAGCGGCATCTATATACGCTGACTACTCACAGCCAGTTATCGTGGCCTTTGACGCTTATAATCTTACGCCGGTCGCAGAGGTGATGTTCGAGTTTTTCGCTGACCGCAAGCATGTGTTCGTCGCCGATAATGACGACAGTCAAACAGGTGAGAAGGAGGCGACCAAGGCTTGTCAATACATTCGCAAGAATAAAGGCCAAGCCGAAGTGCTTATGCCAGAGACTAAGGGTGATTATAACGATCACAAGAACGAGCTTGAAGAAATCGAATCCGTTGAAGGCGAAGTCATCCCCGCGCTCAAAAAATTGGACCTACCAACTGAGTATGATTTTCAGCGCAGTGCAAGCGGTAGATTTTTGAACACCAAAGATAATATTAATGGAGTG